TGCCGAGCGCACGCCCTGCACGCCGCCGAAGGTCATGAGCGGGGCGATCACCTCGCGCCGCCCGCCCTCGGCCACGCTGCCCACCTGGCGCGGCGACATCGGGAAGAACGAGGGGCGATCGACCACGCCGCCCACATCATGCTGCACGATGCCGATGCCCGTCCCGATCCCCGGCGTGCCGCCGAAGAGGCTGCCGACGGCGTTGCCGAGGTAGTTGAACGCGCCCTTGAACAGGAACTGGTTCAGGAACGAGGACAGCGCCGCCTTCTCCATCTGCTGGATGAGCTGCTTGAAGGCGTTGGCGCCCGTCAGAATCCAGTCCGCGGCCGCGTCGGAGAAGTTCTTGCTCGAGTCCCGCAGGTTCTTCCCCATCTCGGCGAAGAAGTCGCCCTGCGCGGCCTTCGCGTCCAGCAGCTTGTCCCGCAGCTGCTCGAGGCGCTTGGTGTACACGACGTCGTTGATGACGTCGGGCACGACCGCCCGCAGGTCGTTGAGCTTGGAGAGGTCCTCCTGGAACTGCTCCTCGGGGTAGAACTCCCAGCGGAGCTTGAGCGCATCGCCGTACCACTTGTTCAGGAGGTTGTCATAGTCGTAGAGGTTCTTGCGGTCCCTGGGCGTGAGCACCTCCGGAAGCACAGCGCCGCGCGAGAAGAGCTTGTCGATCGACGCGCTGATGCTGTCGAAGAGCCGCGCCGCATCACCCTTGGACGCGGCATCAACGATCCCCTGGATGTCCTTGCTCACGAAGGACAGGAAGCTCTGGCCCTTCGTGCTCTTACCGCCGAACTCCTCATTGATCTGGCGGAAGGTCTGGACGGCGATGATGCCGTTGTCGATGTACGCGCCCGTCTCGTCGATCGCGAGCTTCGTGGACCGTGTCATGTGACCGACAGCGTCGGCCTGCGTGGTCGCGAGCTTTTTGATCTCGTCACGCCAGGCGTAGCTCGCGCCCTGCAACGCGTTCAGTCCGGGCACGAGCGTTGCCGGCACCTTGTCGACGAGGCCCAGAAGAGCATCCAGCGTTGAATAGCCCTGGCGCTTCAGCCAGGCGAAGAACTCCTCGAATGCGAAGCCGACATCTTCGATGACGTTGAGGACGCGGTACTTGAGCACCACGCCCGCGTTCATGACGGCTTCGATCGCCGATGCCATGAAGCGCTGTAGGTTTGCGAAGTTGTCGTAGAGCCACCGCCCGAACTCGAACGACGCGGCGATGGTTCCGTACCAGACCGCGATGCGACCGAGCCATTCGGCCACCGACGCAAGAGTCGGCACGAGGCCGGGGAGCAGTCGATTCAGCATGCTCACGCCCTGCAGCGCGATGCTGATCGGCTTGACGAGTGCGAACAGCATCCATTCCACGGACGCCAACCCGACGACCAGCGGACCCGCGGCCGCCGTGGCCGCGAGCATGCCGATGATGATGTCCTGAGTCTGAGGAGAGAGCCGCTCAAACGCCTGAGACAGGTTGGACAAAATACCGACCGCACGATCGAGAACTGGCTTCGCTGATGCCCAGATGCGGACGAGCACATCGCCCAGAGGCTTGAGCGCCTGCTGCGCCTGGAGGCCCAATCGCACGAGATCCTCACCAAGCTGGTTCGTCGGGTCCGCAGCCTTCACCGCTGCGTAGGCAATCCCGATCATCGGCGCGGTCACCATCGTGCTCATGCGCGTGCCGATTCGACCCAACGACAGTGCGCTCTGCTCGAGCGTCTTTGCAATCTGGTCCGCGGTCTTCGTGGTCTTGGCCGATGCCTTGTTCAGGTTCTCGCTGAACTGCGCGATCAGCGCGACGAGATCGACGCGGATCGTTCCCAGTGCCTCAGTCGCCATGGCGTGCTCCCAGGTTGGCCATCAACGAGCAGATCCGCGCTTCCTCCTGTTCGGGCGTCAGCCGCGAGGCCCGCTCCTCCCACGCGATCAGGCTGGGGAAGACGTCGCCGGGGGTGAAGGGCGTCCCGCGCTTGGTCGCGTCCCGCTGCAGCTCGAGCATGGTCGAGACCACGATCCCGGCGCGGTAGTCCATGCGGCGCTCCCGCAGACGCCACGCCGCGTGCATCCGCCCCATCTCGAGCGCGGAGGTCCGCCCGAACTCCTCGGCGCCCATCCCCAGCTCCACCCGCGCCCAGGCCCGCAGGCCGCTCAGCCCGGCGTCGGAGAAGATGGGGTCTCCGAAGGGTTTGCCTCGGGGTCCTCCGTGCTGGTGAGCGCCTTCATCGCGTCTGTGAGGCCCTGCACGCACACCCCGAAGGCTCCGATCAGCTGTCCGCGTCCAAACGAATTTGAAGCGGTCTGGCGGTCGATGCCGCTGACCGTGCAGACCATGTTGAGCAGCGTGCCGACCTTCAGCTTGGAGAGTACGGGTCGGTACTTCTTTTCCTCGCCCTCGGGCTGATCGGGCACGGGCTCGTAGAACTCGCTCATGCCCTCCAAGATCGCGAAGATGCTCTTGCCCATCGCGGTCTCGATGGCTTCGAGACGCGCGAAGTCCAGCACCACCGTGATGGGCGGGTCGGACGGGAGTTGGATGGTGACGTGTCGGGTGCTCATGAGTTCGCCACCAGCGTGGGCTTGCCGCTGACCTTGAGGGAGCAGTCGCAGACCATCTTGCCCTTGACGGGGTAGGCGTGGCCGACCTTCTCGACGATCGCCGCGAACTCGAAGCGCTTGGTGGCGCTGGGCGGGATCAGTCGGAAGTTCTTGACCAGCAGATTGTCCTGCGCATCGCGCAGCACCTGCTGGGTCACGTTGGCGTCGATGTAGGTCATCTGGAAGGTGATGGACCCGCCCGACTTCACGGTGGGGATGAACTCCTCGAAGCGGTTCGGGGAGTCGTGGCTGGTGGCATCCTCGGTCGCGGTGGAGATCTCCGGGCCGGTGATGTCATAGCACTCGGGAATCGTCGTGAACGTCTCGGTGGGCGTGGCGCCATCGCCGATCTGCAACAGCGTGCCGATGCCAGAACGTGCCTTGGTGGCCATGGGAGGCTCTCCGGCTGGGTGCCGGAGAGAGCGCGTGATGGGTGCGTCGATCGCCGGCACGGTGGTCCGTGTCCTGAGCGATCCCGCGGGCCGAAGGCTGCTGGCGGATCATCTCGGCGCGACGCGCTCGGCTCTCGCCCCCAAGGGGCTCCACCGCGCGCGGGCCATGGGTGATGTCAGGGGCATACTACTCGCGCCCCTCCGACCGTCAATCACTCCGAGTGGTGCACCATCACGTCGAGCTGGTGCACGTGCACCCGGAAGTCATCGCTGTACTCGTGGCGCACGTTCTCGCTGAAGCAGGCGAAGACCTCGGGTGTGTCTCCCGTGGGCGCCCACTGCCCGTCCAGGGCGGTCCGCACAGCCTCCAGGAGCACCGCCGCGTCCTCGAAGGTCGAGGCCATCGCGTCGAACTGGACGCGCGTGGTCACGTACCCGGCCCTGCCGTTCATGCTGAAGTCGGGGTTACGGCTGATTGTGCGGTACCACAGGCACGGGTAGGTCTGCCCCTGCAGGAGCACGCCCGGGTAGATGCGGTCCGACACCAGCGCGGCGACGCCGCTGTCGTTCTTGAGCCTGGCGAAGAGGAGCGTTTCCAAGATCAAGGAGATTGCCTTCCCGACGCGAGCTCACGCGACACCTTGTCGACCTCTTTGATGATTCGCTCGACGATGGCCTTCGTTGCCTCGTCCCCCTTGGTATCGAACGCGGGGCGCATGAACGGATGCGGCTCCGCGCCAGGATGCATCGCGCCGACCTGTAGTCCACCGAGCCTCGAGCCTTTCCACGCTTCCAGATGGCTTCCGGTTCCGATCGCGTGCGGGCGAACGCCGAATTCGGAGAAGTGGGCGTAGGTGCGGACGTTCCTGTCGCGCTTGCCCCGGAGTTTCGAATCAATCAGCACATGAGCGTTGAACGCGACCGGCTTTCCGCTCGAATCGTTCAGCACCTTCCCCATCTTCCAGACGATGCTCTTGGCCAGATCACCGGTGCGCTTGTACCCCCTCTCTGAGCGCGCAGGCGGCTGAGGGGCGATGCGCTGTGCCTCTGTGCCCACGATCGACGCTCCTGCGAGCATCGCGGGCTTCATGGCCCTCTTGGCCAGCTTGGGCGCAAAGGCGCGCAGCCTCTGTGCGACGTCCTCGGCACCCGTGATTGGAGACGTCCTTGTGCTTGACGCTGGCGGCATGCTCATCGTCCTCCTGGCGAGACCTCGCGGGCATAGGACTTGAGCCTCAGACCGCGGCGGCGCGGGACCTCTTCCACGTCCTCGATGTCGTACCGCTGCCCATCGTGCAGGAGCGTCATCTTCGAATCAATTCCTTCGCGGAACCGAATCGTGAAGACGCACTTTTGCTTCGCGGTGCGCTGGTCCGCCACGAAGCTTTCGCCGCTCCGCAAAGGCATCGGTTCCCACCCGGCCCAGCAGGTGCACACATCGACCCAGGACTCCACGACGCCGCCGGCCGCGCCCCGCGCCGTCGCGGCCCGCTGGATGGTGATCCGCCTGTCCAGCTTGCCGATCTGCACGGTGAGTCTCCGATCAGAACAGGCCGTAGACCGTGGCCGTCGTGTTCGTCGCAAAGAGCCGCGTGATCCGCAGCGAGAGCACGAACGGCGCCGCAATCGAGGGGATGACGATCGTGGTCCCGTCCAGCGTCATGACCTTGAGCGTGCCCGTCGTGGTGATCAGGAGGGCCCGGGGCACCCTCGCCAGGTCGTTGGCGTCATCGCCCGTGAGCAGGGCGATGTCGGTGGCCGGCGTGCTCAGGCCCTTGTTGTTGCTGGCGAATGCGTCTGCAGCGGGCATGGGAATCTCCTCTCAGGACAGACGGCCGTGCCACAGCTGCGCCATCAGCGCCGCGGAGGCCTCCTGGATCTCGGTCGCAATCGTGCCGGTGACAAACGACTCGCGGTGCTCGTACCAGTGCCCCACGAGCATCAGGATCGCCTGGGGCACGCGCGGGTCGACCTGGTCGGACGCCACGCCGCATACGAACGTGACCTTGACGGCGTCGATCCGGCCCGACTGCGTTGCGGGCCAGCTCGTGCCCGGCGCGGGCAGGATTCGTCCCGGCTGCGAGACCGCGTCCACCTGGTACTTGGAAGCATCCAGCGTCTGCAGCACGCCCTGGGCGTCGTAATACTGCACGGAGGTCACCGTCGACAGCGGCGGCAGGGGCACCACGATCGCCGGAGCCTCACGGTCTGGCGCGGTCGGGAACCGTTCAAGAGCGAGCTCGGCCGTCTGCGTCACGAAAGCAGCGCAGGCACGCGTCTCGCACCACATCCGTGCGGCCTTGATGGCCCTGGTGATCCAGGCATCATCGTCTGTGCCATCGACACGGAGGTGCAGCTTCGCCTCGTCGAGCGAGACGGGCTCACTGGCCGGAGCGATGGTGATCTTGATGGGCATGAGCAACCGCGGGGCGGATCACCCGCCGGCATCCTCCGGGTCAGCCGAGGCGGCATCATCGCCCTTGCCATTGCTCCGGCCTTTGCCACGACGCTGTGGACCGCCCGTCGCGGATTCCTTGCCACTCCTGGTGGTCGCGTTCTCCACTACGCCGGCATCCTCCGGGTCAGCCGAGGCGAGCTCGGCGGCCTCGGCGGCGATGAGTACCTTGCCCTCGGCGTCGGATACCTCGCGGATCGCGCCGATGTTGAAACACCCTTCGGGGCCTGCCGAGAGTTTGGTCATTCGCACGCGCATGGCGTTTCTCCTGGGACTGGGCTGTGCGGCCATGTATCAGGACGAGGCGATCGCCCCGATGCCCTTGAGGGCCGCGATGACGAGGTTGAGCTTGGTGGCACAGTCGGCGGCCGTTGCCGATCCTGCCGTCAGCGCATCGGCGATGAGGGACGCCTGCGTGCCGTTGGCGGTGATCGCGCCGCCCGTCTTGACGTTGATCGTGCCGCCGCTCTCCACGGTGAGCGTGTCGGGGTTCTGGGCTTGGTGGACCTTGGCGTTCTCTTGAGACATTGGCGGGCTCCGGGAGGGTGGGTCACCGATCGAAAGCGCTCCCGCCGCCCTTCGGCAGCGGGAGGCTGTCCCTTCGCGCCGTCAGGTCAGGCGGTGCCTTCCTCGGCACCGGTGGAGATTGCGGATGCGGCGACCGTAGAGCCCTGGACAATGGGCTTCTTCATGGCGCCCTGCTTGATGACCACCATGCCATCGATCACGACGTTCTGCGTGGAGCGGGTCACCACGACCTTCACGTATCGCTTGAGCGGCCGGACGATGTCGTAGGGGACGATCTTGTTCGAGTTGGTGTCGGCGATCGACACGCTCGAGCCGGCCAGGTCGTCGTAGGCGTCCGTCGAGCCGTCATCGTCCGACTGCTGGAGCTTGATGCTCAGGGCCGCGCCGGACGTGATCGTGCCGATGATCAGCAGGACGGTGGCTCGGTCGTAACCCTGCATGTCGATGGCGGACGAGGTCTGCGTGCTCGTGCCCGCGGCGACCGCGTTCATGATCCGCTGGAACTCCGCGTTCTTGGTGAGGTCGAGTGCCATTGGAGAGGTCTCCGTGTTCGTGTGGTTCTGCCCCGGCGGCCGCTTATGGGCTCGCCGGGGACCGTGGCGTGAAGCGGGCCAATCCCGCGCGTCGTGTTTCAGGCGAGCTTGACGCGGACGAAGGCCTCCTCGAGGACCGGCATGCCGTCGGTCTCGCAGCGGCCGATGAAGCCGATCTGGTTCTGCTCGGCGTAAAGCTCGATGAGGCGCTGCATCGTCAGGCCCAGGGAGTCGGCGATGTGGTAGAACCGGAAGTCGCCCAGCACGGCAAGGTACTTGCCGGTCGAGAACGTGTTGGGGCAGTACTCGCTCTCCAGCACAGGGATGTTCAGGAGCATGTCCGGATCGCCGAGCGTGATGCCCTGGCGCCACATGTACTGGCCGTTGCCGTCCTTGAACAGCATCGCCTGTAGGACGCTGTCGCGATGCATGAGCCAGCGCGTCGTGGGAGCGTTGCGGTACTGCTGCTTGAGGGCCATCTTCGCGCTGATCAGTCCGTCGGGCGTCATCGCGATGGCCGTGTTCTTGGACGACACGTCGCGCGCGGTCGAGATGCCGGCGGAGTTCGCGGTGAAGACCCCGAGGGGCTTCTTCGCGCCGTCGCCGGAGATGAACGCACGCTCCTGGGCCAGACCGAAGCGATAGGCCATGCGCTCGGAGACAAGGGACTCGATTCCCGGCACCATGCGCAGGAGCTTGTTCGAGATCAGGATGCGCTTGGCGAGAGGAGCCGGATTCAGCTCTCGCCGGCCGATCGCCATGCCTGTGTCCTTGGTGCCCGTCTTGAGCTCGCTCGTCCAATCCCCTTCGTCAGGATCGGCATCGAGGGAGACCTCGCCCAGCGACTGGGCGGTCGGGATCTGGTACACCGTCGCGAGCTGGCGCATGAACACCGCATCGTCGACGCGCTGCAGGATTCCTCCGGCCATCTGCATCGGGGTCGCAAGGTAACCGCCCTGCACGTCAACGTCGGCGACCAGGTCTCGCGCCTCGGCATCGCCGATCCACGAGTTGTGCTGGTGCTCCACCTGCACCGCGTGGAGTCGCTGATCCTGCTGCCCGGTCATGAGATACCGCAGGAACGCCTTGCGGTATTCGGGCGACGCACGACGGCCGCGGAGCTCGATCACGCGCTCGTTGCGCCCGGCCTTCCAGCGCAGCTCGCGGGCCTCGTCAGCCCGCGCTCGTGCACTCTGGCGCTGGCGGGGCTCGGAGCGGTCCTGGCGGGGCGCGTCCGTGCGCTTCTCCGGATCGTCCTCCGGATCGCCGTCATCCGTGCGGCGCCCGCTGGACCGCTCGCCGTCGTCCTCGAGATCCTGGAGCGTGTTCCAACGCTGCTCGTTGGTGCGCTCCTTATCGATGTCCGCGTCGATTTTCTTGACGTCCGCGATCGCGGCGTCCACAGACGCGGCCTCTTCCGTAGTGAGGTCGCGCTTGTTCTCCTTGTCGGCCTTGTCCTTGATCGCGCGCGCATCGGCGATCGCCTTCGTGCGCTTGGTGCGGAGCTCTGCAATAGAGGGCATTGGCGTGCCTTCCGGTCGGATGTGCCGGAGGCCGCTATCGCATCCCAGGGTGCGTCGATCGCCGGCACGGGTCTCGTGCGGAGCGATCCGGCGACCAAAGGTCTGCGTCGAATCATCTCGTCTCGCGCTCGCGGTGCTCGCCCGAAGGGCTCCCCGCGACGCGGACTGCTGGGATGTCAGGTCGAGGGCATACTACTCGCGCGTCGAACGCCGTCAAGCGGCGTTGCCGTCGGCAACGGCCGGGCCCTGCCTCTGCTCGCCGAGGATGCTCATCAGGTAGGGACCCGCAGCATCGCCGTATGTCTCGGGTGTTTCCTTGAGGAGCCGCGCCGCCTCTGACTGAAATCGGTCGGGCTCCTCGCGATACCGACGGTCCCACTCGGTCAGCGCAGATTTCAGGTCTTCGACCGTGACGGCCATGGACTCAGGTTGGCTCATCGGCAATCTCCAAGAGAGCGAGCTCGGCCCATCGGGCGCGAGCACGCGACGCGGACCGATTCCTGGCCTTGGCGGCCTCGTACTCGAGCTTGACCTCGTCCCCGCTCCGCGCCGCCACGGAGGTCGTGGAGTACGCGGGGAAGGTCACGGGGGCAACGTCATAGAGACGCTCGAGGAGCAGGATCTCTCGCTCGTCGGGCTTGCCCGGATCGCTCGAGAACGTCCAGCGGTCCTCGCCCACGTCGAAGGAGAAGCTCATCTGGTCGATGTCGCGTCGATCGATCATCGCGTGCACGTCACGCCCGACGTTCGTGTCGGGCATCTCGCACTCGATCGAGAGCCCGCGGCGGTCCTCGGCCAGGCGGAGCGTGCCCGCCGCGGTGCGCCCCAGGATCTGGCTCGGGTCGTGGTTGAAGAGGCAGCGCACGTCGTCCCCGAGGACGTTCTTGAAGGCGCCAGGCCGGATGATCTCGCGGAAGTACCCCAGCAGGTCGCTCCACTGGTCGTAGACGGCCGCGTAGCCGGTGATGATCTTCTTGGCGCCATTGGTGCCGCTACGGAGCTCGCGGACCTGGAAGGTGCGGATCTGGCGGTTCGTGCTCATGGCGATGGCTCCTCCCAGCGCTCGACGAGGAGCTCGGCGAGCCGGCTGGAGATCAAGACCGAGTCGTTGGCGGCGCGCTCGTAGGGGTTCTCCCACTCCGCCAGGACGTCATCGACGGGACGCGCGACGATCGCCGCCGCCGAACGCTTGCAGTGATCGCCCGCGAGCTGCCGCGCGATGAGTCCGGGCGCGAGCTTCGGCGATGGGGCTCCGAATCGGCCGCCCATGACCCTCATCGCCGCCGTCACCGCGGGGAAGAGCGCGGAGCCCACGTGGTCCATGTGATCGGGGTAGAACGTCCCGGTCCAGTTCTGTAGCTCGTTCCGCTTGGCGGCGCGGCGGGCCTTGTCCGACTCGATGCGCAGTATGTTCGCGATCGAAGCCGCGATCATGGGCTGCAGCTCGATCGAGACGAAGCGTGCACTCCGCCACATAGCGACCTTGCGACCCTCCGGAGGAGCGTCCGGCTGCGGATCGGCCGATGGCGCAGTGTCCCCAGAATCCTGCTTGGCCTGGAGCTTGTCGCCCACGAGATGCAAGTCGCCGATGTCGATCTGATTGACCTGGACCGTGAAGAGATTGCCCTGGCCATCGGGCAGGGGATTGAGGTTCTCCTTCTCGCGGACCTCGTCCCGATTCATGAATCCTTTGTCGAGGGCCAGGCCGTAGGCGGTGTAGCGTGCCGCCATGTCCGTGCGAAGCGTCGCGTCTCGGAGGAACTCGAAGTACAGCTCATCCTGCTCGCTCTCCGTGAGGAGCTTGAGGTTCGCTTCCTGCTCGATGCGGACCCACCAGCTGTCGAGCGAGTCGCCGCTGTAGGAGATCTCCTGCTGCTCGATGTTCGAGAACGTCGCCCGCGAGAGGTCGAAGGCCTTGTGCGGCGCGACGCGGAAGAACCTGCAGATCTCCGCCACGGTGAACTGCCGCGACTCGAGGAGCTGCAGGTCCTTGAAGGGAAGCGACATGGCGTTGAACTTGAGGCCCTCCTCGAGGACCGCCACGCGGAACTTCGGGTTCGGGCCTCCGTAGAGATCCTCCCAGCTCTGGCGCAGTCGCTCCGCGCTGCCGTCTTTCAATCGGGCGGGATGCTCGAGGACACCCAAGGGCACGCCGCCCTTGCCAAAGACGGATGCGGCGCTCTGGTTCGCCGCCTGGCCTGCGCCGATCGCCTCCGCGGCCATCTGGATGATCGAGATGCCCTTGCGACCGGTGAAGCTGATCGTGTGGACATGGAAGACGTCCGCCTCAGGAATCCGCGTGAGCTTGCCCTGGTCGTCCGTGTACTGGTACCAGACGGACTGGTCCTTGGGATTCCTTAGGATCGTGACTCGATCTGGCCGCATGATCCACAGCGCCAGCGGCTTCCCGTTCTTGGACCGCTCGATCTCGGCGTACCCGTTACCCCAGTTGAGCACGTGGAACATGAGCGTCGTCATGAAGACGATCGGCGTCATGCGTGGATTCGGTCGGCGCAGGAGAATGCTGTACACCGGGTGATCGGATGCCCGCTCGCGACCCTTGGGCGTGAGCCGACGATAGAGATGCACCGGCACCTTCCCCACATCGTGCGCGAGCGCGTTCACGCAGATGTTCACCGTGGACAGGGTCTGCGAGGACCACGGCGTCACATCGACGCCGGACTTGGTGGTGGCATGGCCGAGTTCGCCCCACCAGCCATCGCCGGAGATGGACGTTCCCTCTATCACCTTGGCGCGCCGAGCGAAGAGACCGCCCGCGATCATGGAGAGCACCGAGGGCATCAGCCGGCCCTCCGGTTCCGGTTCTGCAGAATCGACCGCCGCCGTGCCAAGCCGTAGGAGGTCACCAGCGCCGTGGCGCCCGCGAACGCGCCCAGCAGCGGCGGGTAGGACGCCCACGCGCTCCAGCCGACGCCGGCGAGGCCGGCCAGCGCGAGAAGATCGATCATGCCGTCCGTGGCAGAGTACTTCATAGCGTGTGCAATCCGCGAGATTCGTACACCGAAGTCGTGTCCTCGGCGAGCGTAGCTCGTCCCAGGGCCATGACCAGCGCGACGACGCCGTCGATGCGCTCGGTGGACTTCGATTTGTCGGGCTTCATGTTCCCGGCCGGGTCCGTCCGGACGACCACGTTCGAGGCGTTCCACTTGAGCACCGCGTGCCCGCCGTGCCGGAGCTGGTGCGAGACAACGAGGCGCTCCAGCTCGGCCGTCGGCGCCGCCATGCTGAGGAACCCCTGACCGAACTCCGTCATCGTCACCGAGTGCAGGTCCTGCAGGCGCTGCACCAACTGCGTGGCGAAGGCGCGGTCGTAGGCGATCTCCTGGATGTCGAGGTCCTTGGCCAGCGCTGCGATGTCGCGCTCGATGAAGTCGTAGTCCACGACGTTGCCCGGCGTGGCGGTGATGAGCCCCTGCTTGACCCAGGTCGGGTAGGGCACGCGGTCCTTGCGCGCGCGCTTGTCCGCCGCCTCCTCGGGCACCCAGAACCGGCAGAGCACGTCATACCCGCCGCCCTCCCGCGCGGCGATGAGCACGAGGGCCGTGAGGTCCGTGGTCTTCGACAGGTCGAGGCCTCCGTACACCTTGCGCCCGCGCAGCTCCTCGAGCGTGACCTTGGCTCCGGCGCACGCGTTCCAGTCCGCGATCTCCAACCACTTCTTGACGCCGTGGGTCCAGATGTTCAGGTTGTAGATCTGGAATGCGATGCGCTCGCCCGTGTCGTGCCGGGCCTTCTCGCACTGGTCGCGCAGGAACGTCTCTTTGACGTTGACGCCCAAGCCGGGATTGGCCCGCCGCCAGGTCTCGCGGTCCGTCCAGTCGTCCTCCTCGCGCGCCGCGAAGATCACCGCCAGGAAATGCGGCGCGGGGATGATCCCATCGATGACCTTCTGGGCATACTCGTGCTGCGCGTACCCGAACCCGTTCATGTCCTCGCCGGCCGTCGTGATGACGATCGTGAGCGGCTGGCGGCGTGACCCGTAGCCCGTGGTGACGGCGTCCCACACCGTGCGCTTCTTGAACTGGTGCACCTCGTCCATCACGGCCCCCGATGGGTTCGTGCCGTGCTTGGGCTGCGAGCTGAGGATCTTGATGGTGCTCAGGTCATCGGGCTTGAGGATCGAGCGCGAGTAGGTCTCGCAGATCTGGGAGAGCGTCGGCGAGGCGTCGGCCATGCGCTTGGCCTCCTCGAAGACGAACATGGCTTGCTCGACGTCGTTGGCCACGCAGTAGATCTCGGCCGCTGGCTCCCCATCGGCAAACGCGATGTAGAGGGCGATGGCCGCGGCGAGCGTGGACTTGCCGTTCTTCCTGGGGATCTCGAGGTAGAGATCGCGATAGCGCCGCGTGCCATCGGCCTGGCGCCATCCAAAGAGCCGGCGGATGATGCACCGCTGCCAGTCCTGCAGCACGAAGGGCTGGCCCCGCCATTCGCCCTTGCTGTGCTTGAGGTGCTGCGCGAAGAAGTCGCAGACCCGGTCCGCCTCCTCGGTGTCGAACCAGTAGCCCTGCCTGAGGAGCTGCTTGTCCTCGCGTACCTGCAGCGCGGTGCCCTGCAGACCGGGCTCGATCGAGTGATGTGCGGGACGCTTGCGCTTGGCCATCGCTCACCCGACCAGGCGCGGAGGCTTGGGCCCGCCGCCCTTGAAGAAATCGAGCGAGGCGCCGGACTGGCCGGGGCCCTGGGGCATCGCCGCGGGCTCGACCTTGACGTTGATGCGCGAGCGCGCCGCCGGCGTGAGCCCGAACTGCACCTCCATCCGCAGCAGCAGCTCGTAGAGCCGGCGCTGCTCGGCGGCCTGGGGAAACTCGTGCACGTACTTCGGCTTGCCCTTGGCGTCCTTGAGCGTGTAGATCGATCCCTTCTGGCGCAGCAGCGCGGTGAGCTCCAGCCACCGCGCGAAGCACTCGCAGTACTTGCCGAAGGCGTACACATCGGCGACGGTCAGCGTCTTCATCGCGATGCACACAGGGGCCACGGCGTCCCAGACCTGGCGGGCTTCCTCGCCCAGCCAGCGCGGAGGCACGACCTCGCCCTTGGGGGGGATCGGCTCGCCCTCGTTGAGCTGGCGCCGGCCGGGATTCCCGGCGGCTGCTTTGAGTGATGTCGGCTTCGGTGCCGGTCCGCGCAGACCCATGCAGCATACTTGGCGCGCCGAATTCCGCCGCGAAAGCGGGGCAAATCCGGAGATTCCGCCCGATCCGCGATGATTTCATGCGCGCCGATACCCCCCCACCCCCCAAAACCTGCGCGCGCGCGCGCGCGACTGCCCCCACCGGTCCCTTGGCAGCGCCCCCAGAGATTCGACCCCCCCATCCACCTCGGACATCCTCGTCCAGCCCGCCCAGCGGCGTTCGGATTCCATCCCCGGGGTGTCGGAGCCCGAACGAACGGGACGCGTCCTGGCTGGTCTGAGGGCTGCTGGCTGCTAGTCTCGCACATGGCACGCGAGGCGCGTGCGCTGAGCACGGACGCACAGCAGGAGCACCAGTCATGGCAGCGATCACGCCGCAGGCACCGGGCCTCAATGGCGTCGGCCTCACTTATGGCAACGCCGACGTCTCGAACGATCTGGTTCCCAATCCAAAGGGGAACGTGCTGATCAACATCCGCAACACAGGTGGCAACGGCATCACCGTCACGATCCCGGGCCGATCGCTGATCAGGCCTGCGGATGGTGCGTTCCCTGCGATGACGCTGCCCGATCTCACGTGCTCGGTCGCGCAGAGCGTGGGCGACAAGTGGATCGGTTCGATCCCTGCCGGCTACAACGACTCGAACGGCAACGTAGTCGTGCAGTACAGCGCTGTGACGGGCGTGAAGATCGCGGCGATGCAGATCCCTTCCTGACCTCGACGACGCCGAGCATCGTCGGGCCCAGGTGCTCACGCGGGCGCACACGCGGGCCTGGGGTTCGTCCATGGCCGCCCGAACGTTCGCTCCTCCTCGCATTTACATCTACACCGAGATCGGCACCGGGGACCGCTCCAACAACGATGCGGGCATCGCAGCGGCTTGCTGGAGCAACCCGAGCGCCTATCTCGCCACCAATGTGATGGCGATCGCCACGCTCGCGAACAGCCTCGGCTATTCCGATCTCGGCTGGATCATCGGATGGAGCAGGGGACGGGCCATCTCCGGACAGGAATACCTCGTCCAGTCGGGGAACACCGCCAAGATCACGCCCTGGAATACCTATCAGCTCCACCAGGTCACGGGCGGAGTGGCCTTCGACGCGGCGTTCACGAGCGCCGTGCAGGCGATCTCGGGCAACTTCACGGACATCATCGAGTACTCCGGTCCGCCCGAGCTCGGAAGCCCAACCGACAACACCACGCTCGATCTCTACACGGCGATGGCCCGCGCGTGCGGCCTGCGACTGGCGTGGGAGGGCCTGTCAGCGATCGATGTGTCGCTGGCGTCCGTGACCAAGACGGCCGTGCAGCGCTACCTCGCGGCCTATGGCGGGAAGCTCGTGTCCAAGACCGCGCCCAGGATCGATCTCGCCTCGGGCTCGGATTGGGTGCAGTATCTCGATGGCACGATCTCCAGCGACAGCGAGATGAACGCGCAGCTGCTGGGTGGGCCCAAGCAATACCACCTGAAGGGCGACATGCTCCGTCTTGTGGGCAAGCGCCCAATCTGCCTGCTGAACTCCGCGTACTCCGGCGGCTCGATCGTGGAGCGTCTGAAGAACTCTCGCGTCCGCTTGAATCAGGGGATGCACGTCGCGCTGCAGATGGCGGACATGGACACGACGCAGCGCACGGAGGCCATCAACTACCCAGTGCGATTGCAGGCGGCGGTGATCGAGCCCTCGATGGATTCCGATGGCTGGTACAACGTCGGCCCGGACAAGGCCTCTGGAACGGTGCCGGGCGGATACGCCGGCCGCGTCGTCTACGTGAGCAGCGCGCTTGGGAACGACTCGAGCGCGGGGACTTCGCCCGGATTGTGCAAGGCGACGATCGACGCGGCGCTCACGCTCATGCGCTGGCCGGATCACGAGGACTGGCTGCTCATCCGCCGTGGCGAGACCCACACCATGACGGGCAAGAAGACGCTCGAGTTCCGGGGCGTCGACAACACCCGCCGCGCGGGCATCGGCGCGTGGGGACCGACTAACCTCGAGCGGCCCAAGCTCATCTTCGACGGCGTCTCGGGCTTCGAGTTCTACAGCGGTGCCGGACGCATCTCCTGGTGCATGCTGAGGTCGGTCTGGCTGCACGGGATCAACCCAAGCCAATCCGGCGGGCAGGTCGGGCTCAATGTGTCCTCCAAGGGCGAGAGCTTCATCGCCGAGGATGTACGCATCACGGGCTTTGTCGGCGGGTGCGACATCCAGAACGTCTCGGCGGACCCGAGCGAGTATCGAGTCTGGGACCGGGTGAACCGATGCTCGGGAGGCGAGCACTACTGGAACCTGAGCTATGGCGGCACCGTGACCTGGTTCATCCGCTATTGCCACAATTACAAGCTCATCGAGCCCGTGGGCGGCAATCACGATCCCGCGCACAACTACGTGCACCACATCTACGCCGAGGACCTCAACGGCTGGGGCGAGCTGATCGCGCCCTTCTCCTACAACGTGAGGCTCAGCGCCACGGCGCTTCGCCATTCAGGGATCACGAGCTATCCGACCGCGCTCGTGTGCTCGATCGGCGTCTCCGCGGCGCACGACAACGATCCGATGCTCACCTTCTCGCCCGCGCGTCCCTATGTCGAGACGGCCTCGATCCTCTACCCGATCGTCGCGAGCTGCCAGCAGGACGTGCCTCCGTTCGGCGGAGGCCGGGGCCCGACGAATCAGTGCTGGGCGACCACGATGCGGTGGGATGATTTCGGGTCCATCGAGGATGGACTCTTTCTCGATCCGGACACAACCTACGCCAAGCGCGTGTTCAACACCGGAGGCGTGCTCGATCTCACGGTGGATCGGAACGACGTCCAGGCCTGGTACCGATCGGAGATCTGGTTCAACTGGGCGCTCTTCGGGTTCGACAACGAGACCCGCGTGCTGCGGATCAGGGACAACAAGTGGCAGATTCCGGTCCCGGCCGTCATCTACTCGAACGACACCCAGGGGACGAATCCGATCCCGCCGTCCACCATCGCCAGCGGGAATGTGTATCGCACAGGCGAGCGCACCTATGTCGCCGCGTTCGTGACCGGAGGGACCGCGGCATGGGAGAGCAGCGTCGAGACGCTCAACTGGCAGCTGCTCACGAGCTGGCCATCGACGCAGAACGCGGTGCTGGATTACGCGCAGGCGGTGACGGGAACGCGGAGCTATCAGGCCCTCTATGAAGCTGTTGCCGCCAATCGCTACGGCGCATGGGACACGCGCCTGGCGCCCAAGGTCCTCAACGTGGCGATCAGAGCCGCAGCATCCGGGTCCGCCGGCGCGCCGCCCACGGATGCCCAGACGGGAATGTCGTGGCCACGCGGGTGGGTGGATGCGCTCGCGCCCACTGGAAAGCCATCGAACCTCTCGGCATACGGCTGCATCGCCAAGGCCATCCAGACTGCCGAAGCGCTCACCGCCACGGGCGGCATCGCCAGCGGGATCTCATCGACCTTCGCGACCGAGTCCGCCGCGGCCGCGGCGACGCAGGGGACCTATGGACGAGGCGTCCTGCTCGTGGAGCTGGAGGGCACGAACTTCACTGTGGGCACCGCGAGAGACGGAGGTCCCGTGCTCGATGACGCGACGCTCGACGCGCACATCGACTACCTCGATCCGATCGTGGACGTCGCCCGAACCAACGGCGTCGATGGGCCGGTGCTCATCTATGGCATAATCGACACCGTCAAGCTCCGTGCCAATGCAAGCGACTGGGCGCCCGACGGAGCCAACCCCAACGCCGTCACGTTCGCCGCCATTCGTGCGCTAGTGGCGCGCCTGCGGAAGAAGGCCGACGGGACCGCGCGACCGATACAGAAATGGTGCCCGGTCGTGGACGCCTACGACGCGTGGGAGTGGACGCAGACCTATTTCGAGAGGGCGATCCGCGAGTTCGTGCAGGCGATCCGTGACGGTCTCACGGGCACGACGCGGCCGATCTACATCCTGCTCTCTCCCTGCTATGGCAACATCGGCCCGGCCGACACGAGCTCCCGCGCGGGAGTGATGCGTTCGCGTGCCGACATGCTGCTGAAGATGAACGCGCTCGAGCAGATCGGGGCCCAGGAGGGCGTGCGCATCATCCCGATGCAATGGGGTCTGTACAAGTGCTCCCAGCGGCAGGTGAACGCCTGGACGAACTGCCCCCTTCCGGGCGCCTGGACCTCGACGACCCAGGGCAAGGTCGGCGTGAGCTATCGAGGGATCTTGAACGAATGCCGCACTATCAACACCACCACCGGAACGACGGCCGGTCTCGAGACCTCGCTCAACGCCTCCCTGCAGGCGTCGTTCGATGCGATCAACCCCACGCTGCCCTCCGAGCTCCAGCTGGTAGGACCCTCTCACAACGGCGCGCGGTTCGTCGTTGACTCCGATGGTGTGCACGTCACGGTCCGGCTCGTGGATCTCGCTCCATGCCCGCCGCCGCGCGATTGTGGTTTCGCTTCCTCTGCGTGGGTCGCGGACCTGGGCGGGTCGGGCGTGAACCTGTCCTCGATGTTCGTCAAGGCGACGAGGTACTACGACGTTGCCAACGACCCGCCGACGACCAACGAGTGGTCCCTCTATTGCCTCCAACCCTGGCTCGATGGTGTGGTGGACTGGTACAACCACGTTTCGATCCCCGGCAAGCCTCTGAACCCCAGGGCGCTGCCCTCGACCTCGCTTCCCCAGATCGACGTCTCCTGGGATCAGGGCTCGGGCTCCGCTCCGCTCGCATGGGAGGTGCGGAGCGGACTCCTGGCCGATGTGGCCGGCGCGACGCCCCAGGTCATCTCGGCGTCAGCACGTTTGTTCGTCCTCGCGCCCGTCCTCCGCGATCATGAGTACGGCGCGCAGATCCGAGGCACCAACGCGGCCGGTCCTGGACCGTGGTCCGACATCGCACGCGCGACTGTTCGAAGCGACTCCGTCCCCACCGAGGGTGAGGTCGGGAGCCAGGCCGCCTTGGGCAACGGCAACGGATCGAACCAGGCCACGCCCGGCGAGTACACATTCCCGAATCCTCGCGGCATCGGCGGCATCATCCTGACGAATGGCGCGAGCATCCCGTGCGTCGTCACCATCGCGGCGCCGCCGATCGTGCGAGCCGGAGATCGGTTCTGGCCTCCGATCCAGCTCTCCTCGATCACCGTGCAGGTCCCGCCCGGGCAGCGCGATGTCATCGGTCCGGTGCCCTCGGCCTACTCGCCCAACGGCACGGTGTCGGTGTCGCTGTCCAACGTCAATGGCGTGAACGTGATGCCGATCGAGCTCTAACGCCGCGTGCGCGGGCGCCCTCTCTCGCCGTCTTGGCGGAGTGGCATGGGCGGCAGATCCCGCGGAGGTTCTCGTCCGTGTCCTCGCCTCCCTTGGCCTTGGGCAGGATGTGGTCGACCTGGGTGGCGGGCACGCGCCGGCAGACCGTGCACACCGGGTCCCGCGCCAGGATCATCTTGCGGAGCTTGCGCCAGACCGCCCCGTAGCCCCGGGCGTGGGCCGACTCGGTCGATGTCTTCCACGCCTGCTCGGCCCGCTGGGGTCCTTGCGCGTGGGTGTCGCAATACCTGCCGTGGGTGAGGCCTTTGCAGCCGGGCTTGGCGCACGGGTGGGGCGGGCTGGTGGGCATGCGGGCACCTTGACCTTGCGGGCCTTGGCGATTTCCGCCCAGGCCTTGCCGTCGAGCGTAGCGGCCCGCCCGGTCAGCGCCTGCCATCGGCGGATCGCCACATCCACGAAGACCGGCTGCAGCTCCATCGCGCGGCAGTGGCGGCCCAACTGCTCGGCCGCGATGAGCTGCGTGCCCGATCCGCTGAAGGGCTCGAGGACCACATCGCCGCGGCGGGTGTGCTTGCGCATGGGTCGGGCGAAGAGCTCGACGGGCTTCTGGGTCGGGTGCTCGTTGCCCGTGGGCCTTGCCTTGCCGCCCTCCCAGCCCTCCTCCCACACCGAGCTCAGGTCCTTGACCAGCTTCACGAGCTGCTCCTTGGTCAGGTCCTCGGGCTTGGCGCCGGGCAGGTCCGCCCACACCGTGGACCCGTCGTGGATGCCGTCGTGCGGCGGCTTGCTCCCCTCGATCCAGCCCATCAGGCAGGGCTCGTGCCGGAAGTGCCAGAACACCATGCCCACCACGGCCGCCGGCTTCACCCAGATGATCTCCTGGTGGCACAGAATGCCCAGGCCCGACCAGGCCGCCATCAGCTCGGGCACGCGCTTGTGGGCGTGCCAGCAATAGATCGCGGCGTGAGGCGCCAGCACCCGCACGACGTTCGTGAAGACGTCCCGGAAGAACACGCCCGCGTCCTTGATGTCGATCTCGCGGTAGAGCGCGGACCAGTCCTTGCCGCCTCCGGCCTCGGGCCTCCGCGTGCCGGTGTAGTCCACGACGTAGGGTGGATCGGTGGCGACCAGGGCGGCGCGGGCTCCTGCCATCAGCCGGTCGATGTCGGCGGCGCTGGTCGAATCCCCGCACAGCAGGCGGTGCTCGCCCAGCTGCCAGAGATCACCGAGGCGAGTAACGGCCTTGGGGAGCGGGACAGGTACGGCGACCTCGCGCGTGTCGGGGTCATCGCCGTCCGCAAGATCCTTGAGCTCCTCGCCCGTGAACCCCGTGATCGCGGCGAGCTCATCATCGAGGGACTCGATGAGGGAGGCCACGGCCGCCGCGTCCCACTCGGACAACTCGGCGATGCGGTTGTCGGCGATCGAGTAGGCGTTGCGCTCCGATCCGTGCAGGGCGCTGCGGACGACGGCGATGGTCTTCCACTTCAGCCGACGCGCCGCCTCGAGCATGCCGTTGCCCGCGATCACGACGCCGCGGCCGTCGACGACGATGGGTTTCTGCTGGCCGAAGCGGGCGAGGGAGGCCGCGATCGCGGCGATGGAGCGTTCGGGGTGCCGGCGTGCGTTCGCCAGGTCAGGATGAAGTCCCTTGACGGGCCGGGCGAAACGGGCGAGGGGGGCGGCGATCCGGGTCATGGAGTGCCTCCGTGGGCACGACCGCGATCTTGAGCAGCGCCATGACCTGCTCGGCCTTGCGGACGCTGATCGAGCGCTCGCCCCCGAGCCAGCGGCTCAGGCTCCCCCGGTCGATCCCCGTTCGCTCGGCGACCCAGGTGATGGTGCGATTGCGCCGCTGCAGTTCGGCCAGGACGACTCTGTCGATTTGGGCTGCCACAGGTCTGTGCCGATCGGAGCGTTCATCGTGCTACTTTGCTCGCGCGTGACGTAGCGTCATGTTTTGGGACCATGGTGCACATAGGGAATCGGCGGCGCGGTAATACCCATGCTGCAGGACGCGGTTTCGGGCCTGGATGCCCTTCGTGGGGTGCATCATGAGCGTTCTGCGTCGAATCGGGGCCCAAGCCCGCATCGAGGTAGTCGTCCGCGACCCAGACTCAGGCGAGCTGCTCGCGCAAATTCTCTTGCCCAGGCCCAGACCGCGCGATAGACCGGAGGACATGCGAATCCAGCGGGTCGACGCGCCCTCGGCGGGCGCGAGCGATGGACATCCCGTGGCCGGGCGGATCGACGCCCATCCCAAGCCGCTCGATGATGCCATCGAGTCGTGGCTGGATCACATGCGCGCCCGGGGGCGCAAACCCAAGTCCATCAAGGTCTTCGGGGGCACCATCCGCGCTGCGCTCAAGGAGCTCGGCTGGTGCTCGTTCGAGCAGCTCGGCCACGAGGCGATCGTCGGCTACCTCGATGCCAAGGTGACGAGCGGCCAGTGGCGGGGCGCGACGTACAACCGCAACCTCACCGTGTTCCGGAGTTTCACCGCCTGGTGCGTCCGCAACGAGATCCTCGAGCGTGACCCGATGGAGAACGCCGAGCGTGCCGAGGATGACTCCGCGCCGGACTCCCGCGCGGCGAGCACGGACGAAGCGCGGCGGCTGATCGCCATGGCCTGGTCGCGTCAGCAGTCCGACCGCCGGAGCACCTGCAACCGGGCGCTCTACTGGGCGTGCCTGTTCCTGGGCGGGCTCCGCGGCGATGAGCCGGCGCGCTGGCGCCGCGAGCATCTTTTCCTCGAGGAATCCACGCCGCTCATCCGCTGGAGCAAGGACATCAACAAGAACCGCAAGCTGCAGGAAGTGCCCATCGCCCCGGAGCTGGCCGAGCTTCTGCGCACGCACATGCGCGAGCGGGACGCGGAGATCCTCGCGGCGGGTAGGCAGCTGGGGGCGAAGGACCCCGTGTTCGCGCGGGCGCCCTCGCGCTGCACATGGCGGGTGGATCGCGCGCGGGCGGGGATCGCCGACGTCGATCGCCGCGGGCTCCGGTTCACGCCCCGCAGCGCGCGGAAGTGGTTCCGCACGACGCTGATCCAGGCGGGCGTTCCCGACATGGTCGTGAAATTTCTCCAGCGTCATTCGTTCGAGGTGGCGGACCGCTACACCGACCTTGACCAAGCGTCCGTCGCTTCTGCACTTGCGCGGCTGCCCAGGCTGTGGCCGCACGATGACAATCCCGGTGGAAAGCCCGTGGATAAACCCGGTGGATCGGGACCCGGTACGGGGTCTGACTTGAATCCGTGCGCGAGGGATGGCAACATCACTCCCGCGAATCCGGGTTCCTCACAGACCGTTTCGAGAGCCCCTGTCCCGCCGCGACCCGCCGGATTCGCAACTCGCGCGGCACTGCGCGACGGGGGCTCTGGGAACGGTCGTGTCCCGCAGGAGTCGGAGCATCGCCGGGCCGACGGATCGAGCCAGCGCCCGTATCAAGCCGAGAATCGGCATTCCCGAACGGATATCCAAGACGAATCGAATCGGCGGCCTGTCCCCGGCGGACAGATCGCGGGTTGTTCTCTTGGAAGAGCATTCCGCCGCCGGGCTGGTACAACAAAAAACAGCAACGGGAAGCCGCACGCTCCCGACAGCCGTCTTCCGCCTGATCCATTCCTCCCGGCCGTGAATCCCGCGCACGCTCCAACCTGGTTCCTGGGCCTCATCGGCCTTTCCTACGAGCAATGGGATGCGCTGCTGAACTCCGCGCCCGTCCCGCGCGGCTCGAATCGGCTGACCAAATACGCCGCGTTCTTCAACGCTGTCGAGATCAACACCACGTTCTATCGCATCCCCGCGTCCGACGTCGTTCGCTCGTGGGCCAAGGCGATGCCGCCGGGCTTTCGCTGCTCCGTCAAGATGCCGCGCGAGATCACGCACGGACCCATGTCGCCCGGCACCACAATCGCGCCGAGCTGTTCGCCGGTCGGCCATCTGCTCGACGCGCAAACGCTCGATACTGCGAAGTTCTTTTTCGAGTCGCTTCGCCCGCTCGGCGACAAGCTCGGATCAGTCCTCATCCAGTTCCCTCCACGCTTCAGCGCAGAGCGCGGGGATGAGCTCCTCGCATTTCTGGATCGTTTCGCTCGCCGTGCTCCCCTGGCCGTTGAATTGCGGCACGACAGTTGGTGGAGCCCGCAGACCGAACACGCGTTCCGCGAACGCGGCATCTCCTGTGTGGCGACAGACGAATCGCCCGGCAATGAGGCCGAAAACGCGCCCAGCGAGACACATCGGCGACCGCCACGCCCGATCATGCCCACCGCCGATTTCCTGTACGTGAGATGGATCGGCAGGCACGAGCAGTTCATGGACCTGACGAAGGAGCACTTCGACCCCACGCCGCGCCTGCTCTGGTGGGCCGATCGCCTGCGCGATCTCATCATCCGGCATCCGAACATCCGCACGATCTACGGGTTCTTCGACAATGACTTCGCCGGGCACGCACCCGCCACCGCTCGCCGGTTCATGGACTTGGTCGGCCTGTCAACGCCGATACAGCCACGCCCTGACGAACCGACACTTTTCGAATAG